TCGATGTGAGTTCCAACAGGAGCAGAAGCACTATCGCCTCTCTCTTGCCATTCAGGATATCTAGTCTGTGCGTGAGCTATCACTACATCTAGACCCTTATCGCTCTCAATGAGAGATCCAAAACCTGATGAGTATATCATTCCTGGTTTTGCACCCGCTACATGTTTAGCGTCTCTCTCATTACATTCTGGAGAAAGTTGATGAAGAATTTTTAAGATCGGTGTTGATACGTCATCCGACTTAATTTCTTCTGCGCCTTTACCAGAGTCTGCTCTGAGATTGATTGTTGCCAATGCACCTGCATTGGTCTTTGTTGTTACTTGACTATCCATATATCCTCCTATTGATTTGTTAGTCTATTGTTTTGGTTTGTTTTTAATTTGCGTTTGATTTTTTTCAAACGTGTTAAAAAACTCTGAAGGAATACTACCACCACGTGAATGATAATCCTCCAGAGTTAATCGAAGGGTTCCAGCATGAACAGAAACTTTTTGTTCCGGATCATAGCCTTGTCCTCTTGCAAGGGTAGCATATTGCTGCGCCTTGGTATCTTCAGCTTTGCCAAAACGAACTGTGATTTCATTTTTCACAATGTCGCCAAGGCCAGCAGTACGAAGCCAGTCATACGCTTCAGATTTTTTATCTGCTTTTATTGAAGCGAAAAATTTATTGCCAACGGATAATTCAGATCCGTCTTGCAACTTTAATGTTTTTAAATTTAATTCATTCATCAAATCAGGAATTACAACACCGCCTAAATAATTTTCACGATCTTTTAATTCTTTAATTTCATTTTCCTTGTTGATGATTTCTTGCTGAACAGCTTGTAATTTAGAAATCTCTTCTGAGATTTTTTCTGGGTTTATTTGTGACACCTGTGATGGTGCATCATGACGTAAATTAATATCTTTCATAAATATCTCCTTAATGTGTTAATGTTCTAATAATAATTCGCACTAACAATATAAAGATTTAATTTATGATGTCAACTATTTTTGATGAATATTTATTTCTATTGGATAATAAGTTTTTTCTTGACGATCCCATTTTAATAATTTGTATTTTCCATTTGTAATATCAGCACAAAGTGAACACACAACACCAATAATTGCAGGGTCACCTGATAATAAAAGATAATCTTGTGATGTATAGTTTTTTAAAAGTGTTCTAAGTTTTATAATTAAAGGACCGGGAGATAAAATCATTTGTGAAAACTCTGGAAGCATTGTCACAATTTCACCATATTTTTGTGCTCCTAAAATATTATATTTAGGCTCTCCTTTTGAAGTTCCTGGTATCTCTTGGATCAAATAAACTTTAGGTTTATTTTGTATAGGATGATCTGTTATTTTCATATTGACTTTTTTCTTTTATCCTATATATACATTTTTAGAAAGATAAGTAAATGATAAACTATAAATTTAAATCTAAGCCATATGCTCATCAACTTAAAGCATTAGAGCGTTCTTGGGATAAGGAAAACTTTGCCTATTTCATGGAAATGGGTACAGGTAAATCTAAAGTATTAATAGATAATTGTGCTATGCTATACGATAATGGCTCAATAAATGGGCTATTATTAATAGCACCAAAAGGTGTTTACAAGAACTGGTACGAACAAGAAATACCAAAACATTTACCAGATCACATTGAAAGGAAAATAGTGTTATGGAAAAGCTCTGATAAGTCAGGTGAACAAACACAAAAATTAAACACTTTATTTCAAACAGGTACAGATTTTCATATTTTAATTATGAACGTAGAGGCTTTTTCGTATGATTTTGGAAAAGAATTTGCTCGTAGATTTTTGTCATCACACAAAGCTATGATGGCTATTGATGAGTCTACAACTATTAAAACTCCTACAGCTAAGAGAACAAGAAACATTGTTAAGCTACGTGAGTATGCTAAGTACAGAAGAATATTAACAGGGTCTCCTGTTACTAATTCACCTTTAGATCTATTTGCTCAGTGTGCTTTTCTTGATCCCTGGTACCTGGATCATCAATCTTTTTACACATTTAGAGCGAGATACTCTATTATGAAATCAATAAATTTAGGTTCACGTTCTGTAAACGTTGTAACAGGATATAGAAATTTAGGTGAGCTTTCAGAAAAGATAAGACCTTTTTCAGAGAGAGTTTTAAAAGATGATTGTTTAGATTTACCTAAAAAAACATACATGAAACGTATGGTAACTATGACAGGTCCTCAAGAAAAAGTTTATAAAGAAATGAAAAAATATGCTTATGCACAATTAGAGGGTAAGCAAGTTACAACTTCAACGGTTATGGTGCAGTTGATGAGACTACATCAAATTACTTGTGGCCACTTTACAGCCGATGATGGAACGGTGCAAGAAATACCATCACGAAGAGTTGATGAGTTGTTAGACATATTAGATGAGGTAGAGGGTAAAGCTGTAATATGGTCTCACTATCAAAAAGATGTTCAAAGAATTATTAAAGAAATAAAAAAGAAACATGGTGAAGGTTCGGTTGTAGACTATTATGGTTTAACCCCACAAGAAGAAAGGCAAAATAATATAAAGAAGTTTCAAGAAAATGACAAGTGTAGATTTTTTGTAGGGACCACTCAAACCGGCGGGTATGGTATCACACTAACCGCTGCAAGTACAATGATTTATTTTTCAAATGGTTATGATCTTGAAAAGAGACAACAATCTGAAGCACGTATTGATCGTATTGGTCAAACAAAACCTATGACTTACATTGACATTATGACCGAAGATACTATTGATGAAAAAATTGTAAAAGCTTTACGTAAGAAAATAAATATTGCCACTGAAATTATGGGTGAAGATTTAAAAGAATGGATTTAAAAAAGTCCTTTGTCAATAACTTTTTCTAGCAACAGAAGTGATACTGCCCCAACAGTACCCAATACCACCCAATAGATCTTGTCTATCTTACCGCCCAAATCGTGAATACCTTCGTGCATATGTTTCATGTCTTTTTTGATACCTGTAATATATCCATATATAGAAAGCAAATGCTCTCTTGTGCTTTTGGGTTGTAATTTGTTACCATTAGGCATTATGTTATCATGTTCCTTTGTCTTAATTTTATCATCTTTTCTTCTTCAGACAATAGTGCATTTTCTGCCATCGTCAATCCATTATTAAGTTGTGCAACTTGACCACTATTTACAACTTCAGGGCTTACTGCAGTTTGTGTCACTTCTTGTGGCAGAGGTGGTGTTTGTAATTCAGATGTTTGTTTTGTTTCTAATAAATAATTATTAATATCTAAATCAAAATCTTGATTTAATTTTAATCTTTGCATGTCTTTTTCCATTTTTTCTATTTGTTTCATTACCCTACTATTTAAAACGTTAGGAATATTTTTTTCCTTAGCTAAATCTTCTGTACTTATTATCATTCCTTTAGTAACAAAGATTGGCACAAACTTATTATTCTCAATATCATCATAGAGTGGACCTTGTCTTCTAGATCCAAAAATATCAACTATCTTTGGATCTCTCATACCTAAAGTTTTTACAGCATCATACACTCTTCTTAATTTACTCATGTCCTCATAAAAAGATTTATTTGCTTCAAAAAATTGTCTAATCACTTGATTTTCATCTGTAATAGGATCTCCTGTTCGTAAACCTTCTAATATTTTTTTTCTCTCATTTTCTTTTGCTACTAAATAATCTCTTATTTTAAATTCTAAATTTCTCTCTAAATCTAAAGGTACTTTTCTAAAACCAACAAAACCTAATAATTCATCTGGTATTTCATAGTTAACACCTTTTACACTTTTATTTTGCATTGCTGCAATTAATCTGTTTAACTGTGGCAATGATCCAGGTGATAATGTGTAAGCTACGTGTTGAGTTGATTTCTGCCACTTAGTCATTAAACTATCTTCAGGGTTCCAAACAGGGGCACCATTTTCTTTAATACCATTTCTAACTAAAACATCAAACACTGCACCTGTCCAAATAGATTCTGAAAAGAATGGTTCTAATGTTTTACCCATTGCTTTTGTTATACCATTTACAAAACCAACAATTAATGGATCTTCTTCATTAGCAACTTTTGCTTTTTCAACATTAGCTATAATGGTGTTAACAGGTTGAGTCATTGTATCGTAAAAGAAACCATGACTAAAATCTATGTATTTGTATTTACCATTTTCATATACTCCTATGATAGTATTATCCTCTGACCACGTAGGTAGTACTTCTCTCATCGCTATAATTTTATCTCTAGTAATGCCATATAAAGCAGAGCCTGCTTTCATAGCTGCGATTGGAAAGAAAGCATAAGTTAATCCTTGACCTACTAATCTTTTCATACCAATAGTTTGTCTTACAGGATCATTGTATTCAAATAATGCACGCATAGTGGTATTACCACCCGTTCTAAAAATTTCTGATGGGAAAGCTGCGAAACTTCCAAGAGGTGATCTTCTAACGCCCTTTACAAAATCGGATACATAAGCATAATTTGGAACTGTTTCTCTTACAACTTTAGCAGCTTCTTTCATGATACTTAAATCATCTGGCATTTTTACTAATGTGCCATCAAGATTTTTTACACCATCTCTTACAGCAGTTTTAAAAGCTTCTTTTAATTTATGTCCTTCTGCTAAAAAATTTATAACTCTAAATATATCATCCTCAGCTGTATATGCATCTGCTGCCATTCCATAAAGTTTTTTAAATTTTGATGTCGTTGTATTTATAAGTTTATTAAAAAATACTTCAGCTGAAGTGTTTCTTTGACCAGCTAATGTTATATCCCCTATTATTCCTTCAATCTCTCGAGCTACAACATTTTTGTTAGTTACCCCTTCTTCTAATAAAAATCTATATAGCTTTTGATTGTCTGGTGTGTTTCTATATAAAAATTGTGGTTGAATAGTATTAAAAGCAGTTCTTGCAAACTCAGCTAATTTTAAAGGTGAAATTAAAATGTTACCACTATGTACAGTAGTAAAGATTGCTGAGAAAAAATTTCTAAAGTGTGTAAATGGACCTAAGATAGTTTTACCTGCTTGTGATAAACCTTTAGGTATTAACATCATAGCTCTGTAAGGAAGTGATCTAGTAAGTGAACTACCTATAATTTGATCTCCAACTTTTACAGCTTCTGCCCAAGCTTTAGTTGTAAACATACCATCTAGTGGTGATGTATAAATTTGATCTGATAATCTAGTTGTAAGTTTTAATGGTCTAGATATTTCTTGATAAGGTAATTTAGCCAACGCTTGGTTATATGTAGGATAAAACAAAGCTCTTTCACCTTTTGCTAATAATGCAGCATTTTGATTTTTAAGCGTCGTATAAAAATTATCTCTCGCTACTATCTCTCCAAGATCAGTCATGACGTTGTAGATAATATTCTTAGCGTTAGTATATTTACCAAACAAAGTATTAAAAGCTGCTAAGTCTGATTTTGTTTGTATGAGTCCACCATCTTTACTGGGTTTAAACTTACCTGCTGCTGTAATGTTGTCACCTATATTTACAATTTGAACAGCTGCATCATCCATTATGTTAACAGATCCTATTGGAAACTCTGGAGTATTAGATATTGGATTTTTACTTACACGTTTTAAAATATTATTAACAACGATCATTGCATCGTCTATGTTAAAATCTTTTTCTCCATTTAGTCTATGATACTTTTGAATAATTCTAGCTACTTCTTCTTTGGCTGCTAGTGTTGGTTTAAAACCATCAAACAACCCCGTGTTTTTGTCAAAAATTTTATAATCAGATGCTAAATTATATTTAACTCTAGCATTTAATATTTCGTTTAAATCTTTAATGCCTACGTTAACATTTTTATTTTTAGCAATTAAATTTTTTAAAGCAGCGGCTGTTGTTCTAAAAGCTATTCCATTACCAATTAATTCTTCAATTGCATTTTTATTTACCCCTAACTCATTCATAGCTTTTCTAAAAGCTTTTAATGATTTTTCAGAAAAACCTTTAAATTTTATAACGTTCTTAGCAACTATATCATCTGTTGATAATAAAAAGTTTGAAAACACTTTAGATAACTGCAATGGGTTTTGCATAGCTTCAGAAGCTCTTGTGCTATTCTTAGATATTTTCTTTAAGGCTTGGTCAAAATCTTTTGCAGCATCATCTGCTATAAGTTTAACGGAACTTTTTTTACCTTCTAGTTTTTGAACACCATCAAATATTTCTTGAGCTTTATTACTTCTAGATCTAAAAGGTTTACCAACAAACTTATCTACCCATCTTTCTATTTGTGAATCACTGAATGCTAGATCTTTTCCTTTTTGTGCTAACATTTTACCTACAGCACCTGTGCCATAAATAAAAGGTAAAATTGGAAAAGCTAATTCTGCACTAAATTTAAATTTGTTAGTTAGTTGTCTAAAAGCATCATCGTCAGCTTCTAATCTTTTTTCTCTATCTTGACCTGTGCCTAAAAAAGATAGAGCGTCAATATCCCCAAAAGTACCTATGTCTTCTTGTTTCATCACAATGGCACCTGTACCAAAACCTCCACCAATACTCATTGCAACAAACTTATCAAATTTATTTGGTTTATTTAAATCTTTTGCTTTTTTAGCTGCCTTACCTAGATTGACATTATCTAGTGTCTTACCATATCTACCTGTTTTAATTGCATTAACTAATATAGGTGCTAGCTGTCTAGCTTTCATGGTAGCATACTGAACTACAGGAACTACAGTTTTTTGAGCTATCTTTCCACCACCATATAATTGTCCAAAAGCTTCTGTTAAGTGACCTACAGCTGTTGCTCTAGCAGATTCTTCTGCTTGTTTTTCTATTTGACCTAAGATAGTTTTTTCAAACTCTCTGTTAAATCTTTCAGTTAAACTTTGATCTACGTCTATTCCATCACCTTTAGCTGCATCGTAAAGTAGTGTTCCAAAATTAATAACACCTTTGGGTATTTTTATTGATAGACTGGCTAAAGCTCCTGTTAATGACTCACCAAGTCCTACTTCATAATCATCTTTATCACCAAGTCCAACTTTTTTTACTTCTACGGGTTTAACTTCATCTTCTTTTTCATCTGTTTCTAAAGTGTAAATATCTTCTATGGGTTCTTTAGCTTTTGCTTCACTAAAAATTTTAAGATCAGTTGGAAGAATTTTAATTCTTTTATCATTTGCAATTGCATCAGCTGCTAAGGATTTAGATTCTTCATCATCAAAACCTGCTTGTAAGAATTCATCTTCTTTTCTTCTTCTTTCTAAAGCTTGAGGTCCCTCTTGTTTTAAAATACGAACGTCTCTTTTGGCAAGATCAACACCTTTTAAGATAGCTTCGAGGGTTTCTTCTTCTGGAATTAGAAAATCGTACCAATTGGATTTATCTGCCATTTTCTACTCCTGTATAGTAAAATCTAATTCTAATACTCTATTACCTTGTCTATAAATAAATTTGCCTCTTTCAACATCATAGAAATAAGTGTTTTCAGGGTAATCAGCAATTATAGAATTACTCTTTATTTCCCCTGTATTCGTGTCGTATTCTTCTCTACCAAAAATATATTTATCAGTTGCTCGAGTTCCAATAAATTTATTATAAGCTTTAGGATCAGCTTTTTCTAATTCTTTTAAATTGCTTACTAAAAATTCAGTTTGAAATTTATCTAACTTTGGAGTTCCACGCGCATCTTTTGTAGATTCAATTATACTTGCTACATCCAATGCTTCATCTTTTAAAGCTGCTTCTCCAGGGTCAGCTTTTTTTCTATAAATTTCAGTTTGATATAATTCATTTAATACTTCATTATAATCTCTACCTGTTTCTGCAGCTATTTCTTTTGCTTTTCTAATAAATTGTGTGGCTTTATTTTTGTCCATGTCTTTAAATAAATCTAATGCAATTGCTTGTCTTGTTTTTCTGTCAGCTTGTAAATCTTTTATTAAGTTAGCTGTGGGTTCTTTTGATGCAAGAACTAAATTACCTATCGTACTACCACCACCTGTTTGACCTACCACTGACGGTCCATATTGTAATAAAAATTGTGTTAAAGGATCATTAAGTCCTTTTCTATCTCCACCAGCAGCCATGACTGCATCTATTTTATCACTAATTGAAAGATTAAGATCTTTAGCATTACTGTCAGCGTATTGTCCTCTTTCAACAATATTGTTCATGATGCCGCCACCGACGTCACCACCTTTTCTAAACATAGGTCTTTTAAATGTCTTACTCATATTAACTAAACGCTCTATATACTCCCGCTAATGTGGCTCCAGCTCCTAGGGCTGTTTGTAATGGTGAAGGTGTAGGTGTTGTTTGAGTTTGGAATTGTGCTGGGTATCCAGATATTAATCCCATAACACCCTGACCATATTGTTGAGCTAAATTCAATGGTTGATTCATTTGTTGTTGTAATAATTGTTGTTGAGCAGTTAACTGAGCTTGTTGTTGAGCCTGCTGTTGTGTTCCTAATGCACTTAACGCTGATATTTGTTGACCTGCAAGTGCTGGTGCTTGTTGAGCTAAGTTTAATTGATTTAAGAAGTTTTGTTGTGCAAGTTGTTGAGCTTGACCAAAACCAGATTGTAATAATTGAGATTGTAATGCTGCTCGGTTCCTGTCGCTTGATTGTTGATACTCTGATCTCACAACACCTTCTCTACCACCACCAAGAACACCTCTACTTACAGCGCTTGCTGCAATACTAGGAATTCCTTTTGCTGCTTGCACATCAAATTCTTTTAAAGTTGCATCAATAACATCTTTTTGATATGGCGACATAAACTGTTGATAAGCAGTTGGCCCAGTTGTAGCTGCCGCTGTTTGTAAAAAAGGTGCAAAAGATCCAAGACCACCTCTTAACGCTTGAGCTTCTTGTGTAATACCAGATGTTGGAGCCACAAATTGTGGACCCATAACCTTAGATAAATCAGCTCCTTTTAATCCACCTATAGCAGTTTGTAATTGTTCTAAAAAAGTTTTACCTGCTGCTTCAATAAATGGTGCTGGTAATTGTTGTACTGTTGAAACTTCTGCCATTATACTACCTTGCTCTCTAGGTTTTTCATGAGATCATACATTCTCTGAGCACCTTTATTAACACTACCACCACCGGCAGCTCTAACTGCATCAGCAGTAAATACGAATTCGTTGTTGGATAACATCGCTGGGATATCATCTGCTTTTTCTTTTACACCAACTGGCGGTATAAATCCACCTGTTTCTCTTAGATCTAATTCTTTAACTCCCTTAGAATTTATATTTATTGGTAGGCCCTCGATGCCTGATGCTTTTTCTACTAACTTATCAGAGCCAAATGCACGATTAACTCTACCTCCGTAAGCCAGTTCTTTGGAAAGTCTTTCTCTAGCTTCTTCGATTGCCTCTTGTTGACTAAAACCTGCTTCTCTAAGGGCTTCTACAAGTTTCATAAATTTGTCATCGTAATCTCCACTACCAGAGGCATAACCAGCTCTGCCACCTTCAGCCATGTTTCCTACATCTATTGTTTGGTCATCAGCTCCTTCAACTAAAGCATTTATTCTTACATCATAATCTTCAGGGCTTTCATTGTCTTGTTTTGGATATAATCTTGAAAATTGTATTTTTAATTGTTCATTTACTTTAGCTCTTCTATCAGCATATTCTGTATCTGATTCACCTTCTTTTTGTTCTCTTTCAGCAAGTAAACTGGTAATAGCTGCACCAAATCCTCCTACTTTAAGAGCATCCATAGCAGCATCAACACCTTTATCAGCGCCAGATAAATTTAATAAATTTAAAGGATTAAACATTCCTTGAAATTTACCTGTGCCAAAACCAAGAATAGGTTTACCACCTGGTATTAACATAGGTGCAAAGTTTAAAGCCGCTAAACCCAGAGGAGATTTAATGACTTTACCAACTCCTTTAGCCACTCCTTTAACAGCTTTTTTAATACCTTTAACAAGACTACCTAAACCATATTGTGCTCTACCACCATCAGCCATAAACTTAGATCTTAATCTTTGTATTTCTTCATCTAGTAGGTCCAACTCGTCTTCTGTTAAGTCTTTTAATTGCTTACCAAACATCTCCATAGCCATGTCATTTTTTTCTGACATGGGATCTAAATAACCAGCCATTTTCATATCTTCTTTAGGTCTTAAATCACCTTTAAGAATGATATCTGGAGCTCCTGCTATAAATTTTTCTGATGCTTTTGTTTCTAATATTGCCATAATTTTGTCTAAATTTAGTTTATAGGGCAGGCGTACTAATCCTGAAATATCACACTTTATTTGATTTTTTTACTATCGTCAATAGCTTTAACAGGTTGACTTCCTTGATATAGATCGTCCCAAAACCTGCCACAATAAGAGTATTCTCCTATGTGAGTAATGTAATCTTTAATGTATATATGCACTTTACCACCCATATCAGCCCATCTTTGACAGAATCCAAAGTCTTCACCAAAGTATCTTTTGGTGCTTGGATCATGAAGCGTGTCAAAAAGATTAAACATATTGTCTTTTTTCTCTGTTGCGCCATTAATGATGGTAGGTTGATATATCTCTAGCTCAGGATATTTTTTAATCATGTCTTCTAACACTTCTCTTTTAATTAACATACACCCTGTAGGAGCGTGAGTTATTTCTGCTACGCCATCTTCTATTTGTATTCTTTGTGGATCTTCTACTTTTAAAGGAAAAGTATAACCAGCTTTAGCAAAATCATTGTGATCGTTTACAGCTCTATCTTTGGTAGTTAATCTTCTCCAAGCTTTTTCCCAATCAAACGTTTTCATAGGATAAGGGCAAGCAATGACGTCTTTATCTTTTTCTAACATTTTAAATATAGTTTTAGATTGAAAATCAATATCAGAATCTATGAATAATAAATGAGTATATTTATCTGGATGATTTAACATTTCTGCTACACATAGATTTCTACCTTGTGTTACCAATGATGACTTCATCAAAGTAAAGCTAACCAATATTTTTCTTTGAATGCAGTCTTGTTGAAACTTTAAAACTGCTTGAGTATAATGCATAGAAACGTCACTATGCACTGGTGTACAAACCATTATTTTATGAGGTGATTGCATACCAATATTTATCTCTGTTACACCTTCACCATTTACCTTGTTATTTTTAATAGTCTGATAAGTGTCCGCGTTAGGTGTTACTGACTTAGTCGGATCTGTCTTAGTAAACCAAATGGGTTCATTGTTTTGGCCCGGGGCCTTATTACTTTTTTGCATTTACCGCTCCTTCCAAAAATCTTTTCCAAGATGTGCCTATTTTATTCCAGCCATAATATGCTTGAGCATATGCTGACTGACATTCTAAATGATTATGTATTTGTTCTTCGTGTAAAGTATTAGCAGCTGCGTCAATACCCATTGCAAACTTTTGAGCTAAATTTCTATAGTTTGATTCATAAGGGACATACATAGGAAACTCTGCTCCGGTTTCAAACAATGCACCATAATTAGTTGTAATACAATATAAACCTGCAGCCATACATTCTAATAAAGATATACAAAACGTTTCTTCAAAAATACTTGGATACACATACATATTATATTTGTGTAGGTTATCTTTTATATATCCATTAGGTTTATAACCAATGTAATTTACATTCGGTAATTTTTTCGCTTGTTCGTATAATGCTGTATAATTATGGTCATTTTTTTGATAAAAATCTTTACCATACACTTCACAAGAAGAATAAACATCTAAAGTAACCAAAGGATTTTTAACTAACTGCATAGCTCCCAATAGTACAGACAAACCTCGCCATGGTGTATTTTGATGTATAATTTTTATTGGCTGACCCTTTTGATACGATGGAGATTTTTGAATACCATCAATACCATTTTTTATAACTACAGATCTGTGTTCGGGTATACCAAAATGATTTCTAAACTTTTCATAATTCCAATGACTATTGAATACATACCAGTCATATTTTCTATGATTGTTTCTATCTTTAAACCAATGATATAAATTACCTTGATCGTAAGAATTTTTTTGCCACAAGATATTTAGTTTTGTAGGATGTAAAGGAATTTTTTCAGGTACAGAAGTACATATTTGTACTTCAGATAATAATTTATCGTCAACGTATTTTGTTAAGTAATCGAACTGTAATTCAGTTCCGCCTTTAGGGTTTTGATTTATCATTGTTATTCATCGCTTTCTGTATCATGTCTAAACCTTTCGGTGAGACTTGCACTGTAACATCTTGTACAATATCAGGTCCCTCTTTCTTTTCTTTAAACACTTCGTTAGTTTTAGTATTACGCCACGTAGTTATCGTAGTGCAATCTATTTTAATTATATTATCCGTTTTCATTCTCTCTGTTTATTAGTGCGTAACTTATTACGCCTTGTATTTTACTACTTCCTGTAGCTGCTTGTACTGTTATAGCATCTCCTGCTTCCAAATTCAAGCCTTGTGGTGTTGCATTTACTTGCGTCTTAGCGGCTACATCACTTCTAAAAAATTCATATTCAGCACTCGAATCAGATGAATCTACTAAATTCATGTTTACTAAAATAGCTGATGACGCATCATTATTTGCACAATACACACTTTTAACTATAATTGTGCCATCAGTAGGACACGTAAGCACTGTGGTCTTACTTGTATCAACTTGTTTGAAACCTTGGTTTTTATAAAATATACTCATGATAAAAAATAATTAAACGCATCCTGTTCGTTTTTTAAATCCTGTTGAAAAGAAAAGTTTAATTGATTCTGTAATGTAGTCATAGACTCTAGTATCTGTCTTTGATTTTCTACATCGTATTCTTCTTTCGGTTCAGGTATATAGTTTGTTATTTTAGCCATTATCTACCTCTTGCAAAAGCTCTACCTGCAGCTTCGTAACTAGGGGCACTTCTACTAGGTCTAGAAGGAGCTGGACTTCTATCTCCTCTACCTCTATCAGTTATACCCTTATCAAATCTACCAGTATTAAAATCTCCACGATCAATTGCTCTTTGAAGATCTCTTGCTTCTGTCATAGTTTTTCTTCTAGCTCTTTCTCTACCTTCATAGCCACCATACTTTTGCATATCTAGAAAATCAACTAAATTCCTAGATCTACCAAAATCTGTATTACGTAAAGTATTTAATCCACCTAAAAGTAGCCCTGCACCTGGAACTGCAAAGCCAAGTAAAGCTCTAAACAGAGAAGCTAGACCACCAAAACGTTTAGGTTTTTGGACTTCGTCAGCTACATCTCTTTCATTAGCAGATGATAAAAATTCAAAATTATTATTAGATGCTTGATTCATGATACCTTGATTAGGATAATATAAATCTTGAAACATAGTTGAAGCTGATGCTAAAGGAACGGGTGCTACACTATTTATCTTATTAGCACTAATTGGTAAGATTGAATTATTAGTGGTCATCATTTCAGACATAGATTTAAATGGAAATTGATTACCTTGATTTATAGGTACAATAGAAATTGTGCCATCAGGATTTGCTACAGTTTTAAATTGATCCATTATCTTCTCCCGTCCGGTTGTGCATCGAGTCTAAAGGTTCCATATCTCCAGGATTCGCCTGTAGATGTATTTGCTATTTGAATCGCTACTAGCCTACCTCTAGCTCTAGTATCTATCTTATCAGTCGTAGAAGTAATTGTAAAGGGTCCCAATGGTGAGCCTATTGGAGCATTGTCAGGGTAATCATTTAAAAATAAAGTAACTTGAGAATTACCACGTAGATATTTAAAGTCTGGTATGAATCGTTTAACGGACATAAAGAACTCTCCATCTCCTCTGTAATCGGCTACACCAGTCATTTGTCCTAATGCGCTTCTTCTAGATGTTATATCCCAGTCTCCAGATTTAATAAATGCATCAATAGATGTCGTGCCATCGCTATTAACTTGATCATCTCCTAGTTCATGAGCATAGTAAAAAGATGCACCATATTTATTAGTTAAGCCACTAATAGCAGAAAATACTGGGACTCGAGTAGAGATATATTCCGTCGCATATGGTAAACCATACACCCCTTGATCTTGATAACTTGATCTAGCTATAGAAGAAGTAGTAAATACATTTTCTGAATAATTATAAGTCACACATCTATCAATCTGTAAAGATCCTGACTTAGGATAGAACCAATTAATTTCTGTGTATAAAGCATTTGGTGAAGAATAAATAACTTCAGCAGCATCATAATTAACACCCAAGTTGTCTCCATCAGTGCTAAATACAAAATCTTCAACAAGACATGGCAGTGATTTTACCGTACCATCAAATACAAAAAAACCACCCTCAGCTGACATCCACCATACAGCACCATTTGCATACGATACAGCTTTTGGGCCAATGCAACCACAATTAGTTCCTACTTGTCTGACACTAAAAGTAAAAGGTGGACCAACAAATTGAATTACATAAGCTGCTTGATCAGTCAAACAGAATACGTAATCTTTACCTTGTATAGCAGCTACAATCTTGTTTCCTGTGTCTAGTCTAAATGTGCCCGCAGTATTAGTTGCACTAGGTGCATATGTATTTAAATCTTCTTGATTAGAGAATCTTACAAACATAGGATCTTGAGTTAGAGAGTCACCAATAGTTGTTTCTGTTCCAAAATGAAACAAGTGCCTATCTCTATCTGATACTAATGTTAATCTGGATTTAGTTGGATTGTTTGTAGTGTTAAAATTTGTAGTCGTTGTAGATGCTCTAATCGATCTAGGAGTCGCAGCTCCAGCATCCCACGTAAATGTTTTTCCATTAAATATTGTAGCAACTAAAACTTCACCAAAGTTATCAAGGCTCCAGTTTCCTGGATCTAGGATCACGTTACTTACCGTTCTAGCTGTTCCCCATGTTCCAGTGTTCCATTGATATGTACCCCAACCAAAACCTGCAGTTTGAAAAGTTGGTCCAACTTCTTCATACGGTTTTACAGTTGCTGACCCTGTTGCACTTCCTCCAGGATTGACTGCAACTGTAGGTGCAGTAATATCAAAGGTGTTGCTGGTCACATTTCTAATTTCAAAGGCTCCATCTGTAAATGTAGATGAAGATGTAAAACCATTTGGAGTGGAAGACATGGTATTAAAAGTTATATATCTCCCTGCCTCTAATCCATGAGAGGTTAAATTAACAGTTACATCCGCAGATCCTTGCACTGTATCAAAAGTAGCTGACCCTGATATTTGAGCAGCTAGTGGTGTAATATCGTAAAAAGCCTCTTGGTAGTATAAAAACAAACCTTGAGATGTTCCAATGGCTACGTATTTTTCTCCTTGAAAACTTGTAAAAGCATGTTGAGCTCTTGCTACTCCAGGTAGGGTTTCCTGAGCCACCGTTAGCTGTTGCCAGCCTCCTACTTTTTCTGGTAATCCATATCTAAACCTAACAAAGTCTCCATCTACCCATTGACCTTCGGCTCCTGAGTCGGTTGCTTGTTTATTAAATCCTGGTTTAAAGTTAAGTTTTTGAAGCATAAGCGCTTTATTATATATGCTTTTTGTTATTTTGGTAGTATTATATTCCAATCTAGCTTAGATATCAAACTCTCTAAATGCACATTTTTTAGATTATTTTCTTTTAAATACTGATGTAATTCTTCTATATCAACAATAATCCACTGATCTTTTAAGTCAAATACCATTTTATCTGCCTTGGTTTTAAAGCTACCTGTCTTACCATTCTTTATAATAGGTCTTAAATCAAACTTAAATTTTTGATTGTTAAGAATGCCTTCTATATCCCAAAGTTCTTTTTTCTTTTGTTGTTTACTAGGAAGTTTAACTTCTTTTAATCTATCTTGAAATTCTTTCACTATCTTTTAAACCAGTTGGGTAGTCCTAAATGTGGACGTCTATCAAACATGTTTTCTTTAGCTCCCGCTGTTTTAATATTATTATAATGTAAAAATACTTGATAACACTCTTGACCTTGAAAAGGTTCTCTCCAATGTTCTAAGTCACATCCTCTATACACCAACATATCCCCTGGATTTAAATTTACTTTAACACCTTTCTTATCTAACTCTCCAGAAGGTTCTAAATAGATTGGCCAAGGATCACCTCCAAGATTTAAAGTAGTTGATATCTCACAACTAAATCTATCTTTATGTCTTCTTAACTCATCACCTTTTTTATAGATTCTTGCATATGTGTAAGCAGGGGATAATTTAAGACCTGTTATTTTTTCCATATCAGGTTGACATTTTAGTAATAATGTTTCCATAGCAATATCGGAATAACAAGAATAGGTATTAGGTATTTGTTCTTGAGCACTTTCATAATATCCAATAATAGTTTCAAATGGTGAAAAGTATCTGTGTTTCATACAAGTATCATAAACTTGTTTTTTCATAGCAAAATAATTAGTTATGTACTCGGCTAAATCTTTTGAAATAACCTTTTTGATAACTGCGTATTTATTTTTTTTAAAACTCATAATTTATATTTAAAGTAATTCTATAATTTTTATCTGTACAAGTTGTGCTTGAATGTTCTAAAGAGCCATCAAATATTACAGCTCTATTATCTTCTGATTTAACTTTTTTATTTCTAAATAAAGTGTGTCCATTATTTTCATTAAGAAAAAATAAAACAACCATATGTTTATCTTTTCTATCTGTATGAAAACCATGTACAACTTGTTTATCTGTTTTTGCATAAAAGTTTAATTTTGACCTAAGTAATTTTTTAATTTTTAATTTTTCTATAAAAGGTTCTATTATAGGTGAATACCAATCACTATTAATACCACGATCTTCGTGAAAAAGAGTATGAGTAAGAAAGAAATCATCATTCTTTTCATCAATAACTCCGTGTTGTACAAACCAATTAAAATCTGGATTAATAACCAAATTTTTTATTTTATCATATTGATCTTTTTTAAAAAAATTATCTTTTACTTTAAACATAATTAAAATTTATTACCATTCTATTATTACAGTCAGTAGAGTTAGTACCATAGTGAGGTTGATCGGCGTCAAAGAAAACCATCCTATTACTTTTACTTTCTACTTTTTTATCTCCTATCATTGTATAACCATTGTTGTCATTTACATAATATATAGCTGTCTTACATTTAAAAAATTGATCTTGATGTTCATCAAATTTAATTAACTGATTAGATATAGGATTTAAATTAGCTTTTATTCTAATTAAAGACAGTGGTTTTAATTTATCAATTAAAGGATTTAAATGTTTAAAATAATCAGAATTAATACTATAATTTTTATAAAATATATGAACAAATTGATAATCAAATAATTCATCTTTTTTTGTTACTTTACCTTGTAAAAAAAACCATGGAAAAATATCAGACTCCATCATTAATCTTAAACTAAGACTTTTTTCAGCGTCTATGTAGTTGTCTTCTATTTTAAACATCTTTTGCCATCGCTTTTGGTACTGCTTGTATATTCCAATGTATAAATCTAAAAGGTGATTTGCCATGATCTACTGCAAATTCGTGTTCTAAATAACCTGGAAATATCATTATGGTTCCTGGAGTAGGTCTAAAATGTATTAATTCATTTCCATGTGCTAAACCATTATTAGGTCTTACAGCTAATTTAGTGGCACGTGCCCCTGTTCTTGGTTCATGGAATATTGGATAAGAAGTTTTATCAGAACATTTTAAAAAGTAAAAACCTGATACGTGTTGATTCCAATGTATGTGTGCAGCGTGATGACCACCACCTTTTTTAGCAAACTCTTGTACCCACATTTCAGAAAAGATAGTAGTATACCGTTGCATATCAAAACCACACCAATTTAAAAAATCCCAAGACTTTTGACCTACATAATTTCTAAAATCAATAAAATTGTTGTCTTCTAAAAGAGGAGTTGAATGATAGGATCTACCAAAATCTCCGTGTTTTTTAATCCATTTTTTTTCTCTTTTTTTAGATTCTTTAATATATTTATCTGAAGCTTTATTTAAACTTGTTAAAAAATCTGATTTTTCTTCAACCCATATTGGAGTTTTAAATAGTTCTTGTATTTGCATATTATTTAAATGGATATCCAAGAGACCACATGACTAATGAATATCGTGTTCCTTTCCTTACTGGTTTAACTCTATGCCACACAAATGAAGGAAATACAATAATAGATCCTTTCGCAAGTATTTCTTTTGCTTGTTTCAAATGTTTGGATTCATCCCTTAAAGGTGGATCGTAGTTTCTAAAATCAAATTCTAGTTCTCCTCCTTCATACTCAGATCCATCTGTTAATTGAAGTGTCATAGATAGTTTTCTTATTTTACCGTGTTCATTTTTATTATTTTTTTTATTATAAGGTTTATGATAACTATCGGCATGCCAATCATAATATTGATTAAGTTTATATTTAGTAAATTGAATTGACTCAGACCAATCCCATTCAAAATTCCAACCTGCATTTTCATTTGCTAACTTTACATAGGGTTGTATTTCTTTATATATCCAAGTATCATCTAACCATGTTACATCAGAGTTTCTTCTTTTTTTAAGCACTGCGAGTTCATCTTTATTTAAATCACCCTTTCTGCTAAACGCACCCGTTCTAGCCATCTCTTCTTTTTTGGATAACCCATGTTTAATTATATCATCGCATATTCGTGGAGGAATAGCTGATTTAAAATACCAATAATAATCACTTAAAATCATAATTTTTTAAAAACCACATTACCTGAAATTGTTTTTTGTTTAGATGATCTCATAACCATGTGTTGTAAAAAACTGGGAAAGACAATGATCTGACCTGTTTTACATTTAGGTTTAAAAAAAGGGTTATACATATAACTTATATTTTTATAAAATTGTAAATAGTGTCGTAAAGGATTAATAAAAACAGTTTTACCCTCTTTTACATCTTTGTAAATAATGAAAGAAAAATCACATTCAGGGTGTAGATGAGGTTCTTGATAATCATTATCTACATAATTATTTTCCCAAATCTCTTTTAAATATATTTGAAAAGGATGTTTAACTTGTTCCTCTAAAATAGACGCAATTGTTTGAGTTACATATTTTACACTTTGTTCATCTATGTCTGCTTTTTGATCATGCGTGCTTGGTGTTTCTGATACCCAAGTTTTTTCAAATTTTTTACTTTTTAAATTAATTTTATTTAAATCTATATTAGATATTAACACAGGAATTTTAAATAAATCTATAATCATTACATGTATATATAAGTTATAGTTTGAACAAAATTTAATGAATCAACTTGTTTATTATCGATGTAGTACCTGTTACTTGAAGGAAATAATATAAAACCATTTGATTCAAGTTTCATATCAAAAGTTTTACCTTTTCGTGTATTATCATCATAATACATTTTAAAATTACATTGAGAGGTATTTAAACCATATAACAAAGTATAATCAGAAGAGTGGTTTAGATCTGCAGGATCTACATTTAATAAAGGTTCTGTTTTTTCATTAGGTAAAAAAGCGTTTATCCAAGTATTTTCATTAACTAAATTTATATGATAGTTAAGTGCAACATGTTCTATAATGTATTTATTTAATTGATCAAAACTTTTTGAAAATTTAATTTTTTCATTTTTTAACAAAGCAGAAAAACCAGATAAAGTTAAATCAAGTCGATCAATGTCAAAACCTTCTGGCATTGAAACATTACCATAAATTATTGCTTGTTCACTTAATACTTTCTTTTGCATATCTTTATACCTTAAAAAGGTATATATTACGCGTTTCTGTCTGTCAATACCCAACCAGTTGTATTATCTGCTTGATAAGCAGATTCGTCCCAAACATAATGCCAACTATGAGTGATGGCTTCATTTTGAGCTTCTTCTTCTGCAGTTAATGCAGGTGGTTCTCCTAATGGAGATATCCACTTAGCGTTAGGTATGTCTTTTGTCCATGATGAAAAAGGTTGTTCAGGCCAAAAAATTTCATTTTCTGCATCCCAAGTGTGCCCTATAGCTGCATAATTACCTCTAAAAGGTGTTCCGCCTAATCTATGTTGGTTGTTCATAGTATTATATGAAGTTTGTTTCCATAGATGAGCAGGCCAACCATGACATTTTTCTAAATATGTTTGTCCAGCCTCCTCTGTTGGAGCGTTAGAATCACTAACAGCATTAACTGTTAAAACTCTGTTGTCTTCTGATATTTTTGCAAAGTGTGCCATAATTAATTTTGATATTTATACCTTATTACTACGATTCCGCTACCACCATTATTTCCACTTCCTGGAGTAGGTAATCCTAGTCCTCCGCCACCGCCTCCAGTGTTAGCATCTCCTGCTTCACCTTGTCTTGGATTAGGTCCTCCTGGATGTCTATCTCCGCCTCGGCCTCCGCCGCCTTTTCCGCCGGCACCTCCTCCGCCGCCACGTCCTGGATCTTGGTCAGTTCCTCCACCGCCTCCTCCAGAGTAGAAAAAAGTTGAACATGCAGGGTCACCATAAGCAGATGGTGCGATTGTTGATGAAACTCCATTACCTCCAGTAATAGCAGGTGATGCACTAGCACCAGCTCCACCTCCACCGCCTCCTGTGGTTGGGGTTCCTGGTCCACCATTTTGTCCTTGTGGTGGTGTTGTTGGAGGTGTGTTTCCTAAACCGAATCCAGAAGCTCCATAACCAGATCCACCGCCAGAACCACCAGGTTGTTGAGGTCCTCCACCAGGTGATGGAGAGCCAGAATGTGGTGATCCACCAGCGCCACCGCCAGTAGAAGTAATTGAACTAAAAGATGAGTTTCCACCTCTTTGTGAAGGTGTTGGACCTGCTGGGTTAAAAGTTGCTCCTCCAGCTCCGACTGTTACTGGAAGGCCTCCGATACCTATACAAGTTAAAGATGCGCAAGTTGCTAAAGGAGAAGCTGTCCAAAGTGGAGATGCAGCTGGGTCTTGAGATTCTCTATAACCTCCGCCTCCTGCTCCGGCTCCCGTTGCAGGGCCGCCTCCACCACCACCAGCGACTACTAAATAGTCAACTTTATTATTACCTGATTCTTTACCTTGTGATGTTACACAAAGTGTACCATCTCCTGTAAATACGTGAATTTTATAATCACCTACGGTAAATTCGGCATCACCTCCAGATGCTTCAACGTAAGCAGGGCCTGAACATCCTGTAAGTCCAAATCCTCTTCCGCCTCCAGCTCCAAATGATCCTAATAGTGGCATATTCTTTCTCCTCCTAATTTATTACGCAAACTGTGTTTGAGAAGCTAACACTGTAAATGTAGCTGATCCAGTTTTAATAATAGTATATGAATAAACATCTAACGAGTCAGTGTTACCAGATGAAGGTGCAGAACCACCTTGCCATTCTGGTGTAACTGATGAACCATCAATTTGCACCGCGCTATTGTAATAAGCTGTTCCACCTTGTTTTACAATATGTGCTATAGTGATTGACTCACCTGTGTCCATAATTGAATCTAAAGAGTTAGATCCGTCACCTCGAATGTTTAATGTGTAGTTTGCTGCTGCATTAGATGTAAAGTTTAAAACTGCTTGAGTAAGCACATCAAAGTTAATTGTTCCTGTAGCTGCAGTAGCTGAGTTTGTAACTTTTTCTGCAACACTTTCGATTTTACCTTGACCATTAAAAGTTGCTCTACCAACTCCTTTTGGTGTAAGATTTAAATCAATGTCAGAGTCACCACCTGTCGCTGCTATTTCAGGCGCATTACCTGTAGCTGCGTTAGTAATTTGAAACTCGTTAACTGCTGATCCAGAAGTTACAAATTTAATTTGTTCATTACTGTTTTGGTCTAAAATAGAATTACCACCATCTATGATGATGTTGTTTCCATTTGCATCTAAATTACCCGAAAGTTGTGGTGTGATGTCAGATGATAAATCTGTGAATGCTGTGTCTATAACATTTGTTCCATCTGAATAAACCATTTTTGTAGTTTTATCACCAGCTGCCCAAGTTACTCCACTTCCTGAAGTAGTTTTGAACGTTACTGTGTGAGCACCAGTAGTTGAGTTATCAACTATAAAAGTTTTTTCAATTGAATCAGGGATAGTTACGTTAACTGCTCCTCCGATTGTTCCTGTTAATTTTAAAACAGCATTTTTACCATTTGATAAAGCACCATTAGAAAATGTTAAGGTTGCTCCAGAAGTAATCGCAACTGATTGAAATCCACCAATTGCTTGTTCTAGAATTAATAAGTTTGTGTTAGTTATCTGTCCCCAAGTTCCCGAGTTTTCCCCAGTTGCTTGGACTGTAAGTTTTAGGTTTGCCGATGTAGAGTTCGCCATTTTTTATCTCCAATTCTTGTATATTATAAATTATTTTAATTAGTGTCAAACACTAAATTTAAGCAGCATTTGTAGGAACTTCCTGCCATCCTGGAGGTGTCGTTGGCGCTGAACCTGTATCGACTGCATTCCAAATCAGTATATTTGTACCCGTACCTTGACCCATTGTCAAGCTATTTCCAGTAGCAATTATATTACCTTCTCCTATAACTGTAACGTTTCCAACTCTAACTTGTTGTACTCCTAGACCCGTAATTGTAGGGCTTGTAACAGCATCTAAAGTAGCTGTTCCAAGGGCTGCTGTTATTGGGAAAATATCATCAGTGTCTGGTCTGTATAAACCATCACCCCAAGTAGACTCGCCCCATGTTCCATCACTCCAGCCCATAGCAGCTAGTGGCGCTATGTTTGCATCACCAGTAATATCAAAAGTATTTCCTGCCGCTAAAGCTATGGCCATTGCTTGACCTGTAGCTTCTGCATCTGGTTCAGGGTCTGCACCAGAGAAGTTTTCTAACATACTCATTACAAGAGTATTTGTTTGTCCATTACCCCA